TCTCTTCATCTTCTTTTCTTTCTTGGCCATCTCTTCTTCTTTCATCTTATAGCCAGCAATAACTTCATTAGCTGCTTCTAAAGCTGCTTTAAGATTCTTATTTTCTTCATCCTTAGCTTCTTTTTCTTCTTTCATTTTTTTAGCTTCTGCATCCATATCTTCGTCATTCTCTTTCTTTGTAGAATCATCAGCTTTCATTTTCTTAGCCATAGCTTCGTTCATAGCTTTGAGGGCTTCGACTTCAGCTGTGAGAGAAGCAATTAGCTCGTCTGTTGCACTAGATGTTTCAGGTTCTATTGTTGTATTTTCTGTTGAAGCTTCTACTGTGGCCTCTGGAGCAGATTCTGTGGCGACAACAGCTTCGGTAACTGTTTCGGCCTTTTCGGTTGTTTCTGCTACTTTATTGTCTGAACTCATAATATTATTCTCCACTTTAGAGGTTAACTGATTGTTAGATACACCTGCTATTGATAAATCGTTACTTTTTTTAGTAAACAAGTCATCAATTATGTTTTTGTTAAAAATAATACTTTCTGGATTAGCTGGTTTTTCAACATATCCTTTACCAGAAAATGTAATATTCCTTAATACTCTACCTATTTTATAATTGTCATGTTCTCCTAATCCACCATAAGCTCTTAAGTATTTTGTTAAATATGCAGTATTCTCATTACGAGCTAAAGTTTTATATGTTCCTGTAGACTTATCTAATAAACCATAATCAAAACCTTTAAAGAAACACTCCATACTAACAAACATATCACCAGACTCTATTTCTGCAATAAGCTTATCAGATCTTTCTTTTAATTCTGGACTAGTAAAAGCTCTATAGATTACTGATCCAGTTAAAATATGATACTTTTCTGGAAGGTTCTCAATAGGAGTATCTTCAGAAATAAGAATACCATCTTCGGTGATTGGCCAATTGCTAGTAATATGGCCGATAATTAAATTCTCATCATGTTCTAGGTTTGTTGGTTTATCTTCTGGAGTATTTCTGGCCATCCATATTTCATCTTTATCAAAAATATCGTCATTCTTATTCCATGAAGAAGTAACTAGTATAGACTGAACATAATATAGATCAGAATCTTGGACAGATGCTAAACTTTTAAATTTTCTGATTTGGGACTTATTTGGGTGACATGGCTCTGCTATGGAAGCATAAGAAATTGATGCAGATGAGGATATTTTAGCCTCTAAGCCATCTTCACGTTCTGCTGTAAATATTTGCATTATTTATACCTCTTTTTCTATAGAAGAATACACCATAGAATAAAACGAAGCTTTGGCCTGTTTGTGTTCATCAACAGATAATTCTTTGTTTAAATCAGCTTTGAGTTCTTTAAGCCATACACTATAGGCCAATATTGTTTCATTTTTATCAAACTGACTAAGATTATCTAGTATGTCAATAATTTTATCTGAGGCTATAGCTGATAGGGGGTCAAGAGTAAATAGAATTTTGGTTTTAATAAGATCTATTTCTCTGGTCTCTTCGCTAGATAAACTTCTCAAATTTTTCTTATTATAAAACTCTAGCAGTATGGGGTTGATAATTTGACTAATCTTGTCTTGTGCTTCAGAAGCCCATAATAAAAGTTTAGCTCCGGTCTGGGGTTTGAAAACTTTGGTCTTCCTCTGTTCAGTGTCTTTAGAATTTTTAGGTCTACCTTGGCCGGGCGATCCTGGCAAAGATTCAGGAGAATCATTTGCCAACTTCGTTGAGGGTGCAGACGCAGGGGGTTGTTTCATTTCGAGTGCAGTTTTTTCGCCACTCTTTTTCTTCTCAAGTTCAAGTCCAACTTGACTAGGAGCTACTGAACCACCTTGTAATGCAATTTTCTTAAGAGCATTTTCTACTTGTGGATCAAACCAAGGACCAGCTTTTTTGACCATTCTATTTCCATCTCTATCTCTAGATTCTTTATTGAGTCTGGATTTTTCCATATCAGGATCAAGACCAAATCTGGTTTGAATAAGTTCATCAGAAACAAGGTTTCTATCTGCTAGTTGCACTAACAAAGATTTCTCACTATCTTCATTACTAAGATCCATTCTATCAAATTCTATTCTAGCTGGATATCTGAATCCCATAGCTTTTTGTACTAGAGCAATTTCTTGTTCCCAGAAATCTATTAATACATCTCTGCCGTATTGTAGTCTTTGTGTTAGTGTCTTTAGTGAAATAAAATTATTAGTAGTTCCAGCCGCTCCAAAGGTTCCAGTAAGAGTTGGAGGAATACCAAGACCAGCATATACGCTATTCATGTGAGGAATATATTTGCCCTCGCCCAAGAATTGATGTACTGCTGTTTTGGATTCTAATAGTTCAATATCTGGTCCCCAAACAAGATCCATTGTACCACCACCAACATTATTTCCTAGGATTTGTGCCAGTTTAGCTGTTGCTGCTTTGGTAGGAGCAATCTTGTGTTCTAAACTGCCTAGTTTAAAAATACGAATATTAGAAATAGCACCATCAAGAGCAGCCATATCTGCTAGCTTTAGTTTTTCGATAACGTTGATATCATCCATAATGGCATATACCATTGGAAAAGCCCACGACTGCCAATCATCTTTCTTATAATGGTATACAAGAGTCTTATTAGTATCTAGCGGATAAGGTAGTCTACTTTTTGCTGCTGCTATAATTTGAGGAGGAAGGCCAGCAACAACTTTTTTCTCTGCATCTGTTTTTGGGTTGTTAATTAATTTTCTTAGCTCTGGTGGTAGTTGTAGCTCATAAGCCTTACTAGAAGTAAATGAAGATAATGCTCCGGCTGCAATATCTACTAAAAAAGGATCAATGAAAGTATAGACCCAAGGAATTTCTCTTTTCTCTAATTGTACTTCAGATAAATCTTGTACCTGTAAATCTGGAGAAGCAATAGCGTTATATAGTTTATCTGCAACTTTAAGACTTAATTTACCAGTTTGTCTATTGATAACAACATTACCACTCTTATACAAATTGTTTAAAAATCTTTCGCTACGATCTTTTCCTCTAATCTTTTTAAACCATTGTCTATAGAATCTTTCTATTCTTTTATTTTTATGAACTAGTCTGATGCCTTGACTAGCAAAATCACCCATGAGATCAATAACATTTTTTACTAAACCAACTCTTTGATAAATATCTTCTGCTCGTCTGATAATCATCTTGATTTCACGAGGAACTGCTTCGTCTGGACGGAAGTAGTCGTAATCAGATCTTGTTAATCCTGGTCGACCAGAAGTATTCTTATCTAAATTTGAATAATCTAATCCATACCGTCTCATACTACTAGCTTTTTGAACTAGAGTATATTCTGACATTGATTCGGAAGATTGTTTTAGGGCTTCTTGTTTACTGGCTAAATCGTCTCCCCATGCAACATAAGCCTGCTCGCCGGTAACTTGAGCATCATTGATAACGTCACTTTTTGGATATTTTTTAGCCATATTTTTTTAATACTATTGTAATGTAATTGCAATTCAATTAATGTTTTTATACACTGTTATCTATAAATACCTGTATAAATATCGTCATCATTTGCTGAGGATGTAAACCAGTCTGGTCCCTTGTACATACTGCCTTTTTGACCTACAACATCTTTGGCATTTCCGCCTATAACTTCATACTTAACAGCCTGTAAAGCTCTGTTCATTTGTCTAGCAAGCATATTAGCAATAACTAAAGCACTATATCGGTCTTTTCTTAATCGACCTCTTTTACCATTAGGCAATTTGACTTCTGGAGTATCCCATCGATCTCGTCCACCAGAACCTGTGCTAGTTTGTGTCATTACAATAGTTGTCAATTCACTCTTTAGGTCTTCAATTTCTAATATACATTCACTAAGACTATCATAGATCGGATTTAGATCAGAACCTAAAATATCTTTTCCTTCTTTATCTAAAGCTAAACCTAATGTTAAAGAATCAAATCTAGGAAACAATAATACTTTGTCTTCTAAATCTTTTCTTAATCCATGATTAGCTTGAGCTGTCCAATCAGCCTTGGCAAACTGAACTAGTTCTAGCATATGTAAACCAGCTTGGTCATCTGTGTCTCTAGCTTTATTGTAATCTATAACTGGCCAGATAAGATGTTCTCCGTCTTCTAGTTTACTAGGGTCATGTAAAGCTTCTTCAATTGCCACACCACCACCTTGTGCATCCATACCGATTCTAG